GACATCAGCCGCACGAGTTTGAGAAGTCCCATAGGTAGGGATGTAACTTGTAGGGTAACTTCCTGCTTCAAGTGTTGCTCCGTAGATGTAAATGTTTTTACCATTAGCCTCACTTGCTGAACTAAAAAAAACACTATTGGTGTTTGGTGTAACATTGAATGCTAATTTACCGACTAAATCGCCCGAAACAATCGTAGCAGTAATTGAACATTTATACCATCCATTGCCGTAATCCTTAATACTTGCTCCTGATGTTGGCGTACTTCCATTTAATAAATCAAAGTATGCTCCATTATTAGAAGAACCTGCGAAGCCATCAAGATACAATCTAAAATAATTATTTGTGCCTTTTTTTGCAAATATAGACAAAGTATATAGACCCGCACTTGTTACGCTTATATCTGGCGAAGCAGTATAAACTTGATTTTGAGTGCCGTTTCCTGCTATTAAGGTAGCGTTGTTTACACCCTGTACAGATATTGCTGAATTAGCAGTATCAGCGCTACCATAATTAATATAACTCCCAAAGTATTCTGACTGACTAATCAAATTCGTCCTACTCGGTTCTAAAAGCAAACTTGGGCAACTCGCCCCATTGGAATAGTCAAAGCGTGGGGTGTTCTCTAATATTCCTGCCGTTCCCGTTGTCGCTCCCGATTCAATATATTCGGTGGCGGCTAAACCTACTTCTAATTGGGCATCTTGGACTAATATTCCTTTTCCTACTTCTCCAGCGTAACTATAAGTGGTGTTATTTAACCCTAACTGATATTGAATTGTAGAGCCAGTAATGTTGTTGAATACCGCTTCACATCTATACCATCCGTTTCCTACGCTTGTAATTGTTGCGGTAACAAAACCGCCCGTAGAAACAACGCTTCCGCTCGTTAAGTTGAAAAACACATTAGTCCAACTACCGCTTAAATTCATCCTAAAAAGAATAACATCCCTTTCAGCCGCTTTTGCATATATGCTTAAACAATAAACCCCGCTTTGCTGAAAATTTTGTCTTAATTGGTGCTCTGAAGGTGTTGATGTTTCGTTTAATTTCCACGCATTCGTTCCACCATCTTTATCAGCTTGGCCCCCCGTTATAGTTGTATTGGATTTAACCCAAGTAGTATCAAACTGATTTGATTGTAACAAAACATTCTCCCGCCCTTTCTCAATCAATCCATCAGCACCCACACGAGTAGCCGCAAGGTTTGAACCTCTTGAAAAGGTGAAGTCGCCAGTGCCGTCTGTGGGCCTTATACTATATGCTTTGCCGTCTTTACCTGCCCCTGCTGAAGCAATGTAGGCTAGTGATGATTGACTAAAAAAACTTTCTGTAGGCATTATATTTCGTTTAAGGGTTCTTAGTAAGGTAAGTTAACTCAGCAGTTAGGCAGTCCATAGACTCTACAGTACCGCCGTCAGCTTCTACTCTAGCCTTAAAAGCCTTAGCAAGTTTTGCCGCAGCAGAAAGAGCTACTACCCCTCCTAAAGTAATAGATAAACCTAGTCCTAACATAGCTTATGCTATATAAGCAAGGACATCACCACTAACAATAGTAATGCTGCTGAATAATCCATAGATAGTAACACCAGCTGATACAGCTTCTGTTGTCAATGCGTCACCAGCCACTGGAGTCAAAGTAATGCTTGCGTCTGCAAGTACAGTGATTGCTCTATAGAACTCTCCTACAGTAGAGGTGTTACCCGTTCTTAATTTTCTGAATCCCTTCTGACCAAGAACTTGGCGCTGGAAATTTGGGGTTGCGTTTACGTTTTCGAAAGCCATTTGTATATCAAGTTTTAAAGTTATGCAAGTTTCAATGCTCTGTGAGCCAAATACTTTGCAAATATAGTTATTATATCAGTGTGTCTATTGAGTTATCAGGAAGTTCTCCACGTTGTCCTTGACGCTGGCTAATGAGCTTTGACTGCTCAATCGCCTGCTTTTTTACTCTGTCGTCTTTACGATTTTCCTTCATTGACTCAGCGTTGTTTTTAACATTGCTTTCAATCTGTTGCTCAGTAATGCCATACTGACCCCTTAGATTTTCTAGCTCCATACGCATCTGGTGTTCTAGCTGTGCTAGTTGAGCCTTCATCTCAAACTCCATCTGAGCTTTCTGCATATCTATCTGAGCTATGGCTTGTTCTTTTTGAATCTCTGCCTGAGCGCTTGCCTGTGAGGCTTGTGCGTTGGCCTGAGCCTGAGCTTGTATATTTGCCTGCTGCATTGATTGCTGCATTGCTATACGCTTCTTACGACGTATGACAAGAAGTCTTTCCGCTTGTTCCACATCCTTAATACCTCTAACGGCTATAGCATCTTCTAGATCTATTTCTTTTTGCGCTAATGCAATCTGAATATTTTGCTCTAAATACTGACGGTCTCTATCGTTGAGGTCCGTCATAACTTGAATACCGAAGTTGTACATCGGTAGATCCTTAAAACTGTTAAGAACCTTCATATTGGTCTTACCTATAGCTTTCTCGTAAACATTGTACAGTACAGACTTCTCAGGAAGTATTTGAAGACATTTTAAGATGTCTTCGCACACCTTCCGGTACATTATCATAGCTGAGTTAGTTATATCGTATAAGGCGTTGTTACCTGCAGCCTCAGCAATCTGATTCACACCAACCAAAGCATCACCCTTAGGTGTTGTTCCATCCATAACCTCGTTGATACCCGTGGCGTCACGGATCATACGTAGGTAGTGGTTATACAAGGCGATAAGCTCGTTGATGTTTCTGATTCTGTTGTCTATCTGTTGTACCGGTGGATTTTGGAATCCACCTTCAACGTTTTTGCTGCGGTAATAGAATACACCAGTTTGCTCGTAAATGTCTTGGATCTCTAACGGTTGTAAATCTCCGCCACGTCCTAAATCTACATTCTCTAAGCCTTCAATATCTATTATGATACCATCTGGTTTACTCTTAGCAATAGCCTGTTGAATTTTTAAGTGAGACAGCTGTAGCTGATCTGCAAATCCTATAATGCCAGAGACTAAACTCTTAGGGATCATATTACGGATATTAGTAGCTACTACAGAATAAGACATACGAGCTCTAGTGAGATCGTGTATGTTCTTAGGCACATTGTTCTTCTGACCGTAGTTAAAGATATATTCTGTACCTGCAATGTATATGCCTCCGTACACTGTAGCGTTGTTCATTTGAACAGGGTCTCTATCGTATACGCTGTTTGTTGGAGTCTCGTAGCTGTTGCCTTTGTAGTAGAAACCTACGTTTCCGAAGCGGGACTTCTTATTTTCGTAAACCATAGAGTCTACAGACAAGAACTCAAAGTCCAGTATTTCAAGAGTATATTCGTCGTAACCGTAATTATAACCTCCTGATCGCTGATCGTAATTCTGGTCTACAAAGCGTGAAGCGTTGTTACCGAATTTATTCATTACAGTCTTGCCCATTTTCTGGTACTGCTCCTCTGTAAATTGTGAGCCAGCTAAACGCTTTAGCTCCATTATAGAGATGCGCTTTATATGACCAGCATATACCATATCAGAAAACGTAGGGTCATCTGTGTAGCTATGTATAAAATATGCTGGATCTACGTAATCTTCTTGTATGCCGTAGTTTGGATCGTTGCTACGCTTGGTAACAGCCATTCCACAAGTTACTAGATCTTCAACAGTTCTACGGTAAACTCGCTCATCATAGTTGTTCCAACTTAATGTTAGATTAGTTGCTAACTGAGCTGCTATTTCCGCATCTGTTTTTATATTAGTGTCTAAGAATATCTCTACCTCCTCTGGAGTTTGTGGTAGCTTTTCTGGATCTATATCTACTTTAAGACCTGCATCCTTAGCCTCTTGGAACATCTCTTTGTTCTCAATGCGTAGTGCAATCTTCTTCTTCTTTATATCCTTCTCGCTTTGCGATAAAGGGTCAATAGCCTCAACTTGTGGGTATCGGTATGCTGATATTATCTTGTTGACAACAATCTTAGCGAACTTAGGGATGATAGGCACTGGTGTCCAGTCCAAAGTCATCATAGTCCCATCGCCATTGTTTGCGTCAAGAGAATTTAATATTTGTTTGTAGATAGATGTATCTTGGGTGCCGTTAGCGTACTGTCGGGACGTTTCAAAATCCTTGAATCGCTTACGGTATAGACTTCCTTCGGTGTCTATACCTCCCCATTGAACAACTAAAGCTTTAGCATATGCTAGTCCATATGCATTCTGTACCTTATCCTCCGTAGCTGCTAACGGATCAGGAAAAGTAGATTTATTGTAATCATTCATCGTTTCGCTGAATCTTTATCAATTGCAAATATAACGATTTTATTAACGCTGGATTGGCTTGCCTTTACGAAAAAATGTTTTATTATCAAAGTTTGTCTTTACTTTTTTCTTTTTAGTACGCTGAGCGGCCAGTAATGCCAATCCTGCAGATATGGTAAGATCATACTGTGTACGATTATCTATACGGAAGTTAATCCAATCCTCTAAGGTTCTGTTAAAATACATAGGCATATAATCGCCATCACTATTCATACCCACGTAGTCGTGTATAAAAGACTCTATAGCTTGTGCGTGAGCCTGTATAACATCCTGCGAGTTAGAAGGTATCCCCTTGGTTTTAACGTTAACTCTAGCTGTTGACTTAAGATGATCCGGTCTGTCCATTAGATAGTCATCGTAACCCCTTGATTCAAAGTATCTTGCTATACCATACTTGTTGTTCTCTATTAGTATTTTATACCCATAGTATACAGCTGCCATAAGTACATCCTCATAAAAGATGCGAGCTAGTGGTGGCCTCGAAGCATACTCCAATACAAACATATTAGAGGGATGCGCCATATTAAATTTATTGAATAAATGGTAAGCCCCCTTAGAACCTCTGCCGTCAACAGTTGCATCTAGATCATAACTATCTACACCACCTACACCTAGCCAGTCATTACCCGGAGATTTCTTTCCGTTTTGCAGCTCCACCTTATTACGCAACTCTACGGGTGGCAACCAAGCCACACGGAACCTGCCGTTAGCGTCAGGTCTAAATGTAACCTGAGTGTCTTGCTTACCATTCTCCCAAACAAAGTTACCGCGTACCACAGGTTGTGGATACAAGTCTTGATTATACTCTATCTGTTCGTATATCTTAGCGATATTAAATAGGCTAGACTTAGTGGAGTCTCTAAAGGCTTCTTCAGAGGTAAACGGGAACTGTCGTATGCTTTCGTTAAGCTCATTACTATCACCTGATAATCCCTTGCGTTCATTCTTCAAGTAAGTTTTTGAACCTATTTCTATTAGATCTTTATCAATACCCATCACTGGCTCATCAGGATTCTCAACGACAGGGTTGCCATACACATCAAAGAAACCTTCTAGCGCTTCATATGCCGGTACAAATATTCTGTACAGCATACTCTTTGTTCTTCCATTAGAATTCCTATCGGTAGGGTTAGACATATCCCATAGGTCACGATAGTTTCTCCCCCCTTTATCTAGCGGGTTAACTGTAGATCCTATAATAGCTTTACCTACAAACCGGCGACCAACCATAAGACAGGTACGTTGTATACGCCATACCTCAAGGATGTCCTCAGGTCTCTCAAACTTTCCGCCTTCGTCAATAAACAGTAGTTTAAGCTTCTCGCCATCATATGCATTTGACGTGGTGTTACGCCAGTTTATCACGCTATTTAAGGCTTGGCCTTTGGAGCTAGTCTTGTTGTTCTTTGTTATCCTTTTAGATGGCTCACGGAATGCTAGCTCTGTACGTGGGTTTGTGGTACCATCTTGTATAGGCTTAAAGAAAAATGGATAGTGCCTGTACATACCTACCACTTTTTTCATAAAGATGTTATCCTGAGCATCCTTACCAGTCTTAGACATTATACCAACAGTTACATCGTAAGTAGAAGTACCTACATCATCAACCTTGCTAGCGGCAATATTAGTGTATCCAGAGCGCCGACACTTAGTGTATAGCTGTCCAGCGCATCGCGGGTCTACAAAACACGCTTCCATATGATAGTTTATATCTCTCTGGAACTTAAAGTAGTAGCCATAAAAACTAGCATCTATCTTACTCCATTGTAGCATCATATAGTGAGAGCCGGTAATATATATAGGTTCACCGTTATTGTAAAACCATAACCCATTTTTACGTCTCTCAAACTCTCTTTTGATATACCACTCGTACTTAGCTTTAAACTCCTTAGGCATTTCATACCAGTCATCCATATTACCTATACGTGAAAGCTCAGTAGGCATATCTTCTCTTTCCCAGCGTTGCTGTTCTTTAGGCTTGTCGTGATAGAGTATGTCTTTTTTTAACGGCACCTTAGGTAACTGTATAGCTAGCTCTGCGATTTCAACAATATTACCCTCAGTATCTTCAGGGCAAATATTAATTACTTTTTCTTTATAGCTCTTTATGTCTTTTAGACCCGCCATTTAATTATAAATTTAAATTAACGCTTAGCGTACTGCTCTGAGAACCCACCAGAGAAATCTCTAGCAACTTCGATACCGCCAGTTTCATTAAGCTCTTTGATCATTGTCTCTAGCTTTTGGTATTCCGTTATTAGTTCCTTAGCATCAAGAGCTGATTCTTTTATACTCTTAAGCTCTGCACGACGACCCGAGCCTGATTGCTCGGAGTCGATAGGTCTTTTTATTTCTTCGGTGATATTACGTATAGCCTCAGCCATAGCCTCCAACAGCTCTTCACCCGCCTTAATGCTGCTGAACTGTTTCTTACGTCCCATTAAAAGCCTGTGGCGTAAATATGATCTATATGTGTGCGATATACTTTATCTCCATCTATATCCATTTCGTAATCTGCATTCTTCATAATCATCACCTTATCTCCGGTCTTCAGCCCTAGCTGTTGCACTGCAGGAGAGTCATAT